TTACTTAGGTTAGACCATGTGCGCGCGGCCTCTTCTCTGTCTACCGTTTTATGATAGGGGCCGTGCTTAGCGCAGAATTCATTAAGTGCTTTTGAATAATTCTCACGTGCTTCAACCAATGCCTTTTCGGCACGCTCTACTTTCATGGCATCTTCCTTGCGGGCATTATTCTTGTCATTAATTTCTTTTTCTGCCTTCTCAAGTTCTCTAACTGAATCATACATCTTCTTTGTAATTTCGCTATAGTATTTCATATAAATATCTCCTTTTATATTTATTTGTGGTTCCTGACCCACTAAAATATACAAGGTGCCAGAATAAATTTATTGGAACTGAGATAATTAATCTATCACTTTTCTAATCATATTTATATATGTAATTTGCTGTTCGCACCTTTATTATATTTATATTATACTACAAAAATTATAAAAAATCAAATTTTCTCAATACTTTTGGCACATTTCAAAAATTGATTTCTTTCAAAAATTATGGTATAATAATATCAGAAATGAAAAGGCGAAGCCTATATTATAATGTATAGAGGTAGTTATGGACGAAAAATTTAATTTATATGATAGTATAAATACTATGGCAGTAAGATGGTTAACGCACTTACATAAAACGCGCGCTAAAACATTAGGTATCCAAAAATTTAGTCATCATAATGACACTCATATTTGGTTCTTGCATATGCTTGAAAGCTACCGCGTTTATAATGAATATGATTGTTATTATGTAGATTGCAATATTTTTGAATATTTATATATTCGTTTTATTAAAGGTTTTAAAGGCGCGCGGAGACCAAAAAAGGATGGCTTAATGATTGATACAAGAGTATTTATCAATGAACTTACTGAATCATTTGGCGTAGATACTTTTGTAATTGAAGAAATATATAAGGAGTATTACCATGGTTGAAGTAGGAATACCTGTTTACAAGGCTAGAGATACACTCCCAGCCGCGCTTGATTCATTAGTTGCTTAGACAAAGAAAAATTTTATCGTTTGCCTTTCTATTGATGGAGACAATGAAGATTATAGTGATATAATTGGAACGTATCAAAATCGAGGGCTTAAAATTAGAGTTATAAAAAGCGATGTAAATCGTGGGGCTGGCGGCGCGCGGCAGCAAGTTTTTGATACCACTATATGCGACTATGTGATGTTTCTTGATGCAGACGATATGTTTATGCCGCGCGCGGTAGAAGTATTATATACAAATGCGAAGGCCAAAAACTACGATATATTGCGTGGAAGCTTTGTTCGTGAGCAAACTTCACAACCAGATATATTTATGTCTGCAAAACAGAATGTAATTACTTGGTTTCATGCAAAAATTTATAAAACGTAGTATATTAAAGATAAGGGCATTCGTTTCTTAGAAGAACTGCGTACTGATGAAGATGCTTATTTTAATGCAGTAGCCTGGAACTCTACAGAAAATAAGGGAGTAATTGAAGAAGTCCTATATATTTGGAGAGATAACAAAAATTCTGTCACTAGGAATCTTCCACGTAAAGAATACTTTTGTAAGAATTATATGAATTATATTCGTAGTTAGGTGGAAGCTTTAAAAACTTTGTATCGTATTAATGGACAAATTAGTAATAGTTTAGTTACTCATACTTTATTAAATATTTATTATTACTATATGAAAGCTCGTTTTTATAAATTGGATGAGTCTATTCCAGATGAATGTCTATCTACTCTACGAGATGAAAAATGGATGCAGATATGGCTTGCCACTGGAGAAAACTGGATTGAAGTTATAAATAACGTAAAGCCAGGCCAAGTTTGTGATGACACTTATGTTATATTTTATAACGAAACATTTAATTTATGGGCAACAAGGCTATTAAAGGAGAATTAATATGAAATGTGGAAGTGGACTTAGAGTTGTAATTGTTAACGGAAGACCGGGTTGCGGTAAGACCACTTTTGAAGATATGTGTATGGATATACTTGGTCTTTTATATTGTAAATCCCGTTCAAGTATTGATAGAATAAAAGAAATAGCTAGAGAAGGTGGGTGGAACGGAGAAAAAGACGCACAAGGCCGCAAGCTTTTGAGTGATTTAAAACGAATTTTTAGTGAGTATAATGATTTACCAACATAGGATATTATACAATTTTTAAAAGGTTGGGAAAGTGAATTAGAACTGTATAATGTTGGTAGTACTAATCATATACTTTTTGTTGATGTAAGAGAACCAGAGAATATAGAAAAACTAAAGAAAAGATTAAATGCGACCACAGTACTTATACGGCGGCCGGGTGATGATGATGTTGAAACGTCAAATGATTCAGACTTAAGTGTATTTAATTATAATTACGATTGCACCATTTTTAACGCTGGGAGTTTAGAGGATTTAAAATTTATTGCTCAAGCTTTTTTAAATTAGATTTTTTCAAAAAATTATGGTATAATAGATATATAAAATGAAAGAGGTTTATATATGAAAGGTTATGTAAAAGGTATAGATTGGATTAACGCGGAAGCGATGAAGTATTGGAGCTTCCCCGCGTCAACCGCGCCGGAGAAACGTAAACAGGAAACTCATAATATGATTTTCTCTGGTGAATATTTAGGCGCCATGAAAGTGGATGGCTACTATGAGCGTCTTATTAAAGACGAAGATGGTAACTGCTTTATGGTCGCGCGCAGTAAAAATGTGCACGGAGAGGCTACAGAGAAGTTGGCCTGGGTGCCGCAGATTCACGAGTTCATGAAGAGTTTGCCGAATGGGACTGTTCTACTTTCTGAGTGTTATTTACCTGGTAACGAAGGAAGCCAGAAGATCACTGGATTGCTTGGGTGCTTAAAAGAGCGATGCATTGAGCGGCAGGAGAAAGGTCAGAAACTTCATTTTTATATTTTTGATGTGATGGCCTATGATAATATTGATTTTACAAAAGATAAATTTATTAACCGTACTCAGCTTCTTGAAGAATTAATGAAGCGGCATTCTAATGAATATGTTGAGTGGGCAGTTTACTTTGAGGGGGAAGAGCTTTGGCATCATCTTCAGCTTTACTTGGCCGAAGGACGCGAAGGTATGGTAATTATGCGTAAAGATGCGCCTGTCTATTTTAAGCGGACGCCGGCGCGCGTAAGTCTCAAAATTAAAAAAGAGCTAAAAGAATCTATTGATTGCTTCTTTACGGGCCGCGCTGCAGCTCCAACGAAGGAATACACCGGAAAAGACATCGAACACTGGCAGTATTGGGTTGATATTGAAACAGATGAGCGCATTCCAGTCGGTGAGCATTGGTTTGAAGTTTATAACCAAAATAAACCCTGGATGGCAGTAACAAAACCTTACTATATGAAATATGCTGGCAGTCTTGAGATTGGCCTTATGGATGGCGATAAAGTAGTTGGTATTGGCTATTTGAGCGGTCTTACTGATGAAATTAAAATGAATTATCCAGAATATAAATATCGAGTTATCGAAGTCGGCGCTATGATGTTGACTCCAGATGGAGCTTTGCGGCACGGGAAAATGCTTGGATGGCGTCCAGACAAGCCTTGGCGTGAATGCGGAATTGAACAACTTAGGAAATAAGAAGATCTCGGTCTTCTTTTTTCTGTATCATCTATATAATTCCAGCTACTTTAAGATATGAGTAAGATAGAAGAAAAATTTGCCGATATCTTCCAAACAGCTGGAATTAAATATGTCAGAGAAAAGACTTATCCAAATTTAAAGAATGGGTATTTGAGGTATGATTTTTACTTGCCGGACTTAGATACTCTTGTTGAAATTGATTCAATGTTACATTTTGAATTAGTTCCAAAGTTTCATAAGACGAAGCATGATTTTACTCATGCATAGCAAAATGATAGGCTTAAAAATAGTTATGCTCTCTCGCATAAAATTCCACTTTATAGAATACCAGAATGGGAATTTCAAAATATAAATACAGCGAAAGATATTTTTTAGAAAAAATTCTTGGTAACGAGCCGTTTTTGGAATGACATAATATATAGAAAACATTAGGCTGGACAATAGCCTTAATTTTATGTGTGGAGGTCGTAATAGTGTTTTAGGGTATAAATTTATAGGAGGTTTGCAATGTAATTATACTAGTTAGTGCGGTAATTATTGCAGCAAAAAATATTTACGGGTTTTTTAAAAAACCAGTAGATGGCCTCCACTAGAAAGCGTAGACAGCAGAAGAAAAACATATTAATGAAGTAGTAGAAGCAAAAGTCCCAGAAATGCTAAAGAAAAATCAGGAAGAGATTGCTGATTCCTTAGAAGAAATAAAAGGATTGGTACTAGATTAGGGACAACAACTAAAGGCAATAAATGATTCAGTTAATATTCTAAATGTTTCACAAATGGATTTAATGCGATATAATATGAATAGATTATATTATAAATATCGCCCGCATAAAAAAATTCTTGATTGTGATAAAAAAGCTTTTATAAAATTATATAACGATTATCATGATATGGGTGGTAACACTTGGATTGATTAGTTGTATAGAGAAGTAATGTCTTGGGAAATTGTTGAATTTGAAGATGAATTAAAAACTTGATTTTTAATTTAAAATATGATATAATATACACAGATGGGAAAAATCTGTGTATATTTTTTTGGAGAGGAGAATGGGATATTTAATTGGAACTTTGTATGCTACAATGGTGGCAGCATTATTTATAAGTTATATTATTTATAGACGCTCTAATTTAAGAGCAGAATATAAAAGTTTAAAAAAAGCAAATGAAGAATTAAAAAAGTAGCAAGAAGAAGGGCTGACTTTTACAAAAAGGTTATTGGCATAGCAAGAGGAAATTGAAAGAGATATTACAGATGCTTGTAAAAAACGTGAAGCTGCGCAGTAGAGGGCGGCCGAGGCATAGTCAGCGACAGAGTAGTTGCTTGTGGCAGAACAGAGACGGCTGGCCGCGGAAATGAAGTCAAAGAAAGAGCTGGAAGAAGTAAAGTTAAAGCAAGAATTAAATAGTAAGATTTAGGCTCTAAATTTATACTATAGTAAACAAGAAGCAGATATATCAAAATAGTACGAAGCTCGGAAGGGTGTGCTTGACGCTGAGATTCTTTTTTTGAAATCTTAGTTAGATGATTTCCGTGCGCGGCAGGAATCTGTACATGAAGCAATTCTTCGGCAAAAATAGCTTGAAGAAAAAGAGGATTTCTATTCTCTTTAGGTGAATGAGAATGATAAAGATGATATTGCTGTTCTTTAGAGAATGGATTTAAAACTCCACAATAGAGATGTAATACCAAAGCTGATTTGGGATTTATTTATACGGCGCCCAGCTCAAGAGATGATTAAACGGGTAACGGGCGGCCGCAGTATAAGTGGAATATATAAAATCACAAATAAGCAAACTCATGAAGCTTATATTGGTAAGACTACTGATATATCCACCCGTTGGCAAAACCATTTAAAAACCGCTGTTGGCCTTGAAGGAGCAGCTAAATCTACTCTTCACACACGCTTGGCCGCCGACGGCATATGGAATTATACATTTGAAATATTAGAAGAAGTGCCCAAAGATTAGTTAAGTGCGCGAGAAGCATTTTATATTGACCTTTATGGTACAAAAAAATAGCTAAATATGAAAGAAGGAAGTAGTAAATGAAACTTAGTAAACTACAAGAGCAAATAGTTAATACTACAGAACCACATGTAGTTGTTCTCGCAGCAGCCGCAGCAGGGAAAACTGCGACACTTACAGAGCGTGTACGCAAGTTGTTGCGCGATGGGGAAGAACCATCAGACATAGCTTGTATAACTTTCACGAATCTGGCCGCGCAAGAAATGCGAGATAGACTTGGTGAAGATTATAAAGATGGAATTTACATCGGTACTATTCATGGGCTTGCTAATAAGTTTTTAGTAACGCACGGCATCAAAACCGATTCTATTAGAGATAACAAAGAGTTTGATAAGTTCTTTACTCTTATTAAAAAGAATCCACATTGTGTAAAGCATATTCGACATATTCTATTAGATGAGGCACAAGATACTTCATCTGATGAATTTAACTTTATTTTTAATATGATAGACCCCACAACTTTCTTTGTAGTGGGGGACTTGCGGCAAAGCATTTATTCTTTTAAAGGCGCGGAGCCAAAATTATTAGAAGAATTATGTGAAGACCCGGAGGTTACAACATATAGCTTAAATGAAAACTACAGAAATGGAAGAAATATTCTTAATTATGCCAAGAAAATATTATATCGTAGCGGCATGTCAGATGATTCAATACCTATGCGCGATGGAGGCATTGTTTATGAAACGGAACCCGACTTCTTAAATCTGAAGGGGTGGGTAACTCGGAAAGGTGATTTCAAAGATTGGGCAGTACTTTGTAGTACTAATGATTAGGTTGATTTTTTAGTAGATAATTTAGAGAAGGCTGGTATACCTAATACTACCTTTAAGCAGGGAGATTTAACAAAGGCAGAACTCGAAGAATTAATGCAATCAAATTGTATTAAAGTTTTGACTCGTCATAGCGCTAAAGGTCTAGAATTCCCATATGTAGCAGTATGGAAGCCTCAATGGTGGGGCGGTGAAGAAGCATATAGAGTTAATTATGTTGCAGCCACCCGCGCGCGAGATATATTACTATGGATGGAATAGCCGAGAAATAAAAAAAGAGCCAAGTATTTTTAATACTTGGCTTAACTATGAAGATAGTTATTTGTTTATTTCTTTGGATACGTCGCAGATTTTATCAATCATTTCGCTAATAACATCCCAGTCAATATCGTAATCAATACTACTGGCTAAAGCTTTTAATTGGCCCATGACCCATTCTTTTCTTTCAGCACCATTTTCAAAATTATCTTCGGCGTCCGCCATAAGACTCATAACTAACTTAAGTACTTTACTCCAGTTCTTTTCTTTTACGCCGGCTTGAACAAATTGAATTAATTTAATCATTAATGGCACAAGAACTGCTACACCACTAAGAATAGAGATAATAGCTTGAATCCAAAAGTTAAATTGTTCCATGTTATCCTCCTATTTAGTTATTTATTTCTCACCCTTCTATATAAAGTCGAGAATTAATAGTGATAACTATATAAAATTATTAAGTTATTAAACTCTATTTAAGTTTTTACTACTTATATTTGTCAAATAAATTTAATAGGAGGTACATTAATATGGATGGTACCGAGTTTTATATTGATTTACCAGAAGATTTAATTGATTTAAAATTACCTAATTCTTATAATTTAAAGTATTATGAAGATTTACATAATCGCGTTATTTGGATTAATGAAGAAATTGATGGTAATTTAACATAGGAAATTGTACATTATATTATGAAGTGGAATAGAGAAGACAAAGGTATTCCAGAAATGGATAGGAAACCTATTCGACTTTTATTTGATAGCAATGGCGGCGATCTAGATGCACAGGCCGCGATTTGTAGTGCAATTGAGCTTTCAAAAACCCCTGTTATTGGCGTGGCTGTTGGTTTAGTTGCGAGTGCGGCTTCATTAATATATTTAAGTTGCCATGTTCGTCTTGCTTTTAAATCCAGTTATTTTATTCTTCACAAGGGAAGTGCAGCCCTTAGCGGTGATTATGAAAATATTATAAGTTCTATTGAAGACTATAAGAAAGAAATAAATAAAATGATTGAATTTATTATTGAGAAGTCAAAATATACAAAAGAAGAAGTAGAGGAACATATTAATAAAGATTGGTATGTCCGCGCGCAAGAAGCTCTTGAAAAAGGTATGGTTGATGAAATAGTAACTGATATTAATGTGCTTCTTTAAATTTGAAAGTTTTTAAAAATAATGATATAATAGATATATAAATCAAAAGAAGGTGAAAAAATGTCTGAAAGAGAATATGAAATTAAAAGGCGGCTTAGTGAACATTTACATGAAGCGGGTCAATATTTTGATGGTTATAATATTGTAGGTATTTTCCTTCAAGGGAGCCAGAATTATGGTCTTGAAACACCAGGTTCAGATGTAGACTCTAAATTAATTATTACGCCTTCTTTTGAAGAGATTGCTTTTAATAAGAAACCAGTTTCTACTACTCATGTGCGCGCAAATGACGAGCATATTGATTTTAAAGATATTAGACTTTATATGCAAACTTTCCGTAAACAAAATTTAAATTTCTTAGAGATTTTATTTACAGATTTTAAATTTGTTAATCTTGAATATAAAGAGGAATGGGACAAATTAGTAAGTAATCGTGAGGTTATTGCTCGTTATAATATTCCGCAAGCAATTAAATCAATGCGTGGCATCGCAAAAGAAAAATATTTTGCGATGGAGCATGAGTACCCAAGTAAATTAGAGGTTCTTAAAAAATATGGCTACGACCCTAAACAACTTCATCATCTTCTCCGTGTGCAAGATTATTTAAAGCGGTATATTGAAGGTGAAACTTATGAAAATTGTTTGAGGCCTACTAATCCGCAGTATTTAATTGATGTTAAACTTGGGTGTTATAATCTTGAAGAAGCAAGAATTGTTGGTAAGGAAGCAATTGATGAAGTAGATAAAATGTGTGATGAATATTTAAAGATTTGTCCTACTGAAATTAATAAGAATGTAGATGCTTTATTGGATGAAGTCCAATATAATATTATGGAAAACAGTATTAGAACGGAGTTGTCAATATGATTACTAAATGGTTGGTGCGTGGCGACTGTCACGGAAGGTTTGACTGGCTCAATGAACTTCAACAATATAGACAAGAAGAAACTGCAATTATTATTCTTGGAGATACTGGGCTTAATTTTTTCTTAAATAATACAGATAAGAAAAACAAAGAGCTTGTTGAAAGTTGGAGATATTATTTATATTGCGTCCGGGGCAATCATGAGGCGCGGCCGCAGCGTCTATATAGCATGGAATACATATTTGATAAAAATGTTGGCGGCTGGGTTATGTATGAGCCAGAGTATCCACATATTCGCTACTTTAAGGATTATGGAATTTATACTATTAATGGATATAGATGCCTTGTAATCGGCGGTGCCTATAGTGTTGATAAATGGTATCGACTCGCGCGCTGGAACTTTACAGAAGGAACTAACGTTGCCACAAAATCTGGTTGGTTTAATGATGAGCAGCTTTCTGAGCTAGAAATGAAAAACTGTGAAACTCTAATTAATGATGATAATGAGTTTGATTTTGTTTTTACTCATACTTGCCCAATGCGTTTCCAGCCTACTGATTTATTTCTTGGATTTATTGACCAGTCAAAAGTTGATACAACTATGGAAACTTGGCTTGATAAAATTTATGATATGATTAAAGTAAAATATGCTTGGTGTTTTGGCCACTATCACGCCGACCGTTTGGAGCGGCCGCATGTAGAGCAGTACTTTAATGATATTGAAGAGCTTGATTTAATTG